CAGGACGCTGGTTTCGAACGAGTTTGTGAGGCTCATGACACGTTCCTAATCTTCATGCGGAGGCCCGTGCCACTGTAGCGGGCGCTGTCCGAGGCTGCGTTGAGGTTGTCGATGGCGGATTGATAGAGCGCAGCCCAAACTTGAATGCGGGCGTCGTCCTTCAGGTATGGCGCGGCGTGAACCAAAGCGCCGTAGAGGTAGGCATCGGGGCTGTCTGTCAGGAGCCAGTTGGTCGTGGCAGCATCCGACAGGGCCGGGATTTTGGCGAAGTAAAGCAGTTCGCCCGTGTAGACCCCATCCGGCACCGGATAAAGCTCAAACTGCGAACCCGTCATGGCGTAGTAATAGGGCTGGCCATTGACGGCACCGGCGCGCTGCTTGCGGTCCAAGAGTTCGGCATGGCTGAGTAACTCAAGCCGCGCGGTTTCGCCAGATGTCAGGTAGAAGCGGATTGTTTCGGCCCAATCGGACGGAATTGCGCTGAATTGCGTGTCAAGCTGGGCGGTCGATCTGGTTTCCATACGCCAGTGACGCACCTTGCGCTGCATGTCAGCCTCGGCCAAGGCGATGAAGGTCGGCACGACAGACGTAAGATCGTCGCGGTTCAGAAAGTCCGCGACGGCTGTCTTGAGCGTGGCATAGGTCGTGATGGTCATTTCTTCTTCGCCTCGTTGCGGGCCGAAATGGCCTTGGCTTTAGCCTTGGCATCCGCCTTGCTGCTTGCGCCCCATGCGTTGAGTGATAGCAGAAGTCGCGTGGGTTTTCCATCCTCGTCACGCTCGGGGCCGGGCATACCGCCCATCCGAGCCAAGAAGGACGCCCGGCGCGGGTTGTCGCCCGCCTTTACCGGGGCCTTCAGGTTCATACCCTCGGCCTTGGCAGACGCACGGCCTTTGGCGTTTAAGCCGCCGCTGGGCGACTTGCCCTCTGCACGCTGCCAAGCCGGGGTTTTGACCATCACTTGGCCTTCTTTGCTGTCTTGGCCGAAGCCTTGAATGCAGCCGCAGTCGGAGCGCCCTTGGTGCCGGGCTTCCGCATTTTCTCGCCCGATCCGGCCTTGATGCGGGCTTTCTTGGCGGCAATGTTTGCGTAGAGACCGCCGGGCATTACTTCTTCGCCTTCATCATGCAGCGGCCCATTGCCTTGCACTTGGCAGGGTTCGGGCAGCCTTTGCAGGGCGTGAACTTCACTGGCTTTTTCATTTCTTCTTCGCCTTTCCTGCTTTGCTGAGAGCAATGGCAATCGCTTGCTTTTGCGGCTTGGTCTTCATTTCCGTGCGGATGTTAGCAGAAATCGTCTTGGCAGACGAACCTTTTTTGAGTGGCATCAATATTGCTCCTCTTCGGGCTGCATGGCGAGCAGGCCAAGCGGCACGCCTGCGGCTGCAAGTGCCGCGTTTAGGTTGCGTAGGTTGGTGAGACGCGGGTCAAAGCGGGCAAATGGAGACCTGACCTGATTCCCATAGAAGTCTACCCTGACATCAGACGGCATGGACGCAGAAGCTTCCCTAGCCCTTGCCATTTCCTTAGTCTCACCGATGTATTGCTTCAGTGCTGGACCCCGATCTACCACGTTTTCAAACGTTATATTGCTGTCACCCTCGAATCTTCTTTGACGCGCCAAAGCGTTGGTCGATGCCCCTTTGCCAAAAAGATCGTCAAACAAACCGGGCGCGACATCATAGGCGGTATTGAACTTTTCCCCAGCCAATTCTGGGAACTCGGCGGCCAATGCTGAGGACGGAATAAACGTCGGTGAATTTTGAGGAATTCTGTTCCAATTCGCACCTTGAGCGTCGATTATCGCTCCTGCGTCGTTTCTGCGCATGACCATTGGATAAATCATTCCGCCCTGCGTCGAGGCATAACTGTCGGCCACATCTGGATTCGTAGAAGTGAACAGCCCTGTTCTGTAACGCTCGCCAGCGCCCATGTCTGGGTTTACCGCATTAAAATCAGCCTCAGACCCCGTGTATCTGATTTTGTTTACATCAAACCCCATTTCACGCGCCCTAGCCATGCGGCTGGCCTCATCCATAGGAAGATCATAATTTCTGAAAAGATACTCATTGAGGCGTGCATTTAAGACAGGATCGCCCATGTCCAGCATCTCATCCGTCACCTCGTCAGCGCGACCAGACGACAGCATGTCCATGATCTGCGCCCCGCGTTCAGATGCCGGGTCTGGCATGGCCAACCTAAACGCCCCGCTCTCATCCACGCCAAACTGCCGCACCATGTCGCCCGCAGCCTGCTGCGTGGGCGAGCCGCCAAGCAGCCCCTCCATCACGGCGGCAGCGGCAGGCGCACCAGCACGCCCAGCAACAACGGCAGGCCCAGTTACGCCAGCAACACCCGACAACATGTCGCCCAGAGCCGCAAGGCGATCCATCACGCCCATGTTCGGCGACATCATGCGTTCGCCTGCATTCATGGACTGCCCGATAGCTTCGACCGGGTTGAAGATTTGGTTCAGCAGGCCGAGGCGCTGACCAATGCCGCCGACGTTCAAAAGGCTAGGGTCTTGCGCTGGCACGCCACGGGCTTCAGTGTCAGGACGAACACGGCGCACGGGGTAGAGCATGCCGTCAGCACGGCGCTCGTAAAGCACGTTGCCAATCTCGCGCAGGTCTTCAATCGCCATGCTGCCCTCCGGGTTTACGGAACCCTATCACATCACGCGATGCCTTTCAAATTGCGTCTCAGAGGTGATGACCACTCATCATCCGACACCATCCCGGCCTTGTAGACGGCAACCAAGCCAAAGGCATCGGCGGCATGGCTGGAGAAGTCATGCTCAGGCCCAAGCCCGATGCCGCGCACCTCATCCCGCTTTTCGTGATACCAGCCGAGAGCCTCGCGCCCGCCGCACGTTGTCTCCTCGTTGAACCTGATCGCCGGGAACAGGCGACGGGCCGCGTCGATACGCTGCAACGCAGCACCAGCACCTTGGTTTTTCACCAGATCGACCACGAAGCCAGCCTCGCGCAGGTAGGACATCGGCGTGACGGCATAGACGCTGTCGTGCTTGCGCCCGTCGTGCGGCAGGACGCAGACGGCCTCCTCGTAGTCATTGGCCCTGAGCCAGTTGACGTGCGCTTCGAAGGGCTGGCCGACGGCCTCGTAATAGTCCAGCACGCGCACCTCAGGGCCGATGAATTGCACGATCCAGATCGACGTGGCATCAGACTTGGACGAGGTGCCGCCGATGTCCCAGCAGGCGTAGACCTTCATCAGCGGATCGCGCGGGATGAAGCCAATGCGGCGCTCAAGTTGGGCGTCGGTCAGATGCTTGGCGTAATAGGCCCCTTCGAGGACGGTTGAGTATTCGCCTTCCCAGATGTGGCCGTATCTCTCTGGCTGGTTATCCAAGCAATCCCGGCGCTCTTGCTCTAGGACGGACGGGAACCACGGATTATCAGACCAGTTGGCCCGGACAACGACCGATCCCGATGGCGTGACAGGCCCGCGCAAAAGTTGGTCGATGGGATCGGTGGGGCGCGATGGGTTCCAGCTAAACCAAAGCTCAGAGTTTTCGGCGCGGATTGTCGGGCGCAGGAGGGACAGGGATCGGTCGGACAGGGATTGCGCTTCTTCAACCCAAGCCCGGTCGAAGCCTTCCAGCGATTTCACGCTGTCTGCGGTGTGATCTTGCATCCCTTGGAAGATGATGAGGCCATCGCCGGGCGTTTCGATCACCTCGCGGAACACCTTGAAGCCTTGGGCCTCGCCGAGATTGTAGGATTGCAGGGTGTCTTCGATCAGCTTCTTGGCGGATTGCTTGAGAGACTTTTGGACTTCACGGATGCAGACGCTGCGATGGCCGGGAAACATCAGGTGTTCTTCGGCGAGAAGCCCTGCGAAGAAACGCGACTTGCCTGAGCCACGGCCACCCCATGCACCTTTGTATCGGGACGGGTTTAGGAGCGGCGCAAAGGCCGCTGCCGTTCTGATTTGCAGGCGGTTCTTAGGCATCCGCGTCTTTTGGCTGGACGATGACGCGTTCGATGACCTGCGGCGTCATGCTGCCGTCTGAGGATGTCAGGTCTTGCTCAACCTTGTCGGAATAGCCGTGCTTGGTAAGCATCATCTTAGTGATGGCCGCGTTAAAGACACCGCCGAGACCGCCACGGACCAAGTTTCTCTCTTGTTCTTGAGCGATTTTGTTTAAGATGCCAAAAAATTCGTTCTTTTCGTCCTTCGCCCACAGCCTGAGAGTTTCTCTATGCAGGTTAATATCGCAAGCCAAACCTGCCAAGCTAGGAACTGGATCGTTCGCCTCTCGCCACCCACCATTCGCATAGGCCCAAGCCTTTTCGACGATTTCTGGCGTGTAATTTGATGGCCGTCCGGCTGGCATGTTATCCTCGCTCTGTCGCTTCACGGTGCAGATTGTCTGTCGCGCATCTTAACGCTTTACTGCCAAATATGCAAAGGTTGATCCATAGGCCCGCTTGCAGAAGAGAAGGGCGAGCTTGTCGGTCTCGGCTCTGGCGGCTGCGTGGCGATGAATGCCGCCGCAATGCTGGCCGACATGGTAGACGATGCGGTCGCCCTTCTGCGCCTCGGCCAGCGCGTGGTAGAAGGCATCCGGTTTTGTGTCGCCGGTGATGTAGATCGTGTTGCTCATTCGATCACTCCATCGCTGAGAAAGTCAAAGTCATCTTCCAGATCGGCCTTCGGTCGGCGAACCTGTTTTACCTCTGCGCCGGGGAATGCCAGCTTGGCCGCGTTCACCAGCCCATTGCGATGCTCATGCAGCGCGATGGCCACCTCGCGCATGGTGTGGATGGCGATGCCCGGTCTCTTGGCATAGGCGGCGGGCCATTCACGCCCGTCAGCGATGATGCCGTAGACAGTGCCTTCATACTCATGCTCCCAGATATCAGGGTCCGACACAGGCCGACCGAGGCTGACGGCTTCGGCATCCATCGATGCAAGCCCGCGCAGGCAGACCTCCACCCAGAACTTCACCTTGTCGGGATCATGGACATCGATGGCTCCGTTCAGGCCAGCCATTGCCTTGCCCCACTTTGCCGCGCTCTCGACCGAGACAAGCTCGGGCAGGCGGTCCACGCCCCACTTGCGA